GTAAACGCAGATTCCCACGGATTCAAACCCAAAGCCGCACCAACCTGCGACCCACCCAACGAACCCTGGCGCGCCTGATGCCACTCCGGTGACCCATTCACAAAATCACCCAACAACACCGCAGATTCAAACGCTGGTGTTTCATGCCCAATAGTTGCCATACTTCAACCTTTCTAAGTAAGGTTTACTTTATGACACACCTACGACATTCCTCAGAAGCCACACGAGCTTACAAAACACTTGTAAAAGCAATCATTGAAAATGGTGGCGTGGAGTGCGAACAAGTACCGGATGTGTTTTTTCCTGAAAACAACAAAATGTTGATGGATAGGCAAGAAATAGAGTTAGCGAAAACGATTTGCCGCCGATGCCCACTCAACACCGAGTGCGCGAACTATGGCATCAAAGCCGATGAAGCATACGGAATCTATGGTGGACTAACACCAGAAGAAAGACGGCAGTTGAAGCGTCTTATTTCCCAACATGACGGCGAGCTAGAAGCGAAACACCAACAGTCATTGCCGCAGTAATAATGCCGATAATGGCTTGACCCATAGCATCAGTCAGGTAACCCATAGCAACTAGCATTGGAACAACCGCTGCTGCGATGGTGTAAATGTTTTTGCGAGTTTGTGCCTTCATTTGGTGGCTCCTTTTTTATCAATCCACTTGAACGGATCAACAAGTTGGCTGAACGGGATTAGGTGAACGTCAACACCAGCAGCCTGGTGACACATTGCAACATGCAAATGTGCGCCGGTCGAAGCTGAACCTGACGGTGTTTTAGCCCCACCACCCACACGACCAATCGGTGAATGAGCTGCGACCACAGAACCCTTTTTCAAAGACTTTGGTTTCTGTGCCAGGTGAGCGTACAAAATGTACATTCCATCATCAGTTGCTTGAACAACACAGTTGCCCAAAACATCCGACCAAAAGATTTTGGCAATCTTTCCCGAAGTGATAGCAGGGATTACAGATAACTCTGCTGGATGCCAATCGGATCCACGGTGCGGGTGACCGTTCCGGTATGGGGCAAGGTTGCCGAGTGCGTCACCGCGGGTGCCAGGGAACGGGTCAATGTAAGTCATGCTGAAATCATTTTCGCAATAATCGAACCAACAAACGATGTGAGGAAACCGATTACGGCCGCCCCACCCATAATCTTCCACTTAAACTGTTCCAAAGAACGCATACGCTTTTCGTGGTCAAGGATGTTGCGTTCAGCCCATGTAGCTGACGCGGTGTGACGTTCATCGTTCGCTTCGATACGCGCAGATAAGCGTTCAATCGCTACAAGGATTTCAACACCCCATTTAGGGGTTAGTTCGTCAGACACCGCAACACCTTAAAAAGTTAGTAATCGTTGCGTAGGCGATAAATCAAGTTTACTCGGTCGGTGTAACGAACACGTCAAGGGTTTCGTCATAGGTGTCACCGATAGCCGCAAACTTGCCACGAATAGTTGCGTTGTACGAAGTCTTTACCCAACGCCCACCAAGGTTATCAAGCAACCATTGGTAACCCTCGTCAGGGTCATTGTTATCACCAACGGTCACACGCAACACAATGTTGTTTTTGTCTAGTTCTGCCCAATGCGCCATGTTATACCGCCGACTTCAAGTAACGAACAATCACAATACCCGAACCACCAGCATTGGTTCCCGAACCACCACCACCAGTGTTAGCTGTACCAGCAGAATTAGAACCACCACCGCCGGTAGCACTTCCAAATGGTGAACCGCCACCGCCACCACCACCAGCATAAGCACCACTCACACCAGTGGAAGTCGCAGTAGCCCAAGCGGAATAAGAAGTATTACCTGCGCCACCATTACCGCCGGTAGATCCGCTACCTGATGCGCCTACGCTACCTGCACCACCACCACCGCCACCGATGTTTTGACCAGTAGCACCCTTGGCACCATTGGAACCTTGACCGGCAATACCCGTACCAACTGTTGTTCCATTTTGACCATTAATACCACCACCAGAACCACCATTGGAACCGACAGCTACGTTAGCACCTGCACCGCCACCGCCACCAGTTGGGGCAGTGCCATTAAATGATGATGTTGAACCAACAGAACCGGTTGCGCTAAATCCTGAAGCACCTGCACCACCAGCACCAATAACAATGCTTAAGGCAGCTGGTTGAAGAACGGCGGATGCTGCAAGAAAACCACCAGCACCAGCACCACCACCAGGCACGGAAACACCACCACCACCACCAGCAACAACAATGTAATCAACAGCAAGTGCTGCGTTAGTGATAGTCAAAGTGCCATTACCAGTGAACGTGCGGTAATAATAAGTCGCATCAGAAGTCAGGGTTCCACCAGAAACAGTAGACCTACCCTGCCCAGGGTTGTAACCCTTCACAGAAGCACCAGCAAACGTAGACAACAAAGGCATTATGCGTACTTGATCTGTGAAGCCAACAAAGTGAAAGCTGCCGAACCCGTCTTAATAATCGTGAGAGTGTAAGCATCAATAGCCGATGCGTTACCAGCAGCAGGTGCAACACCAGAAACCCACTTAGGGGTTTTAGCCACACCATCAATCTGGTATGCCGTCGGGTAATAAGCAGTCGCACCATTAGTGTTCATAAACACAACAGTCACACTCTCACCAGTCTGCATGTAAGAATCAAGGGTTTGCGAACCCGAACCGCGAATGTTCAAAGTAAAGTTAGCAGAAGCGTTAGTGGTGTAATAAAGAATCGCCTGTGTAGCTGCATCAAAGTTCACAGTACCCGTCGCAGCAGTAGCCAAAACAGTAATAGTTTCCAACGGGGTTAGCAAAGTCTTATTCTGCAACACCTGCTCACGGGTCAAATCAACCAACGCAACCCAAGCCGAACCGTTGTAATACTCAACAGCAGTACCATCAGTACGATACGACACCATGCCAGTCGCAACAGCAGTACCCAAAGCCGCGGTACGAGCCGCAGCCGAAGCGTAAACCTGCACAGCCTGATCCTGCAAATAGTTTTGAATCTGCGCCGCGGTCAAAACAGCACCAGCAGTGAATGTTCTCCAGCCCGAACCGGCCATGTCTTATCTCCTAATAACTCAACGAATTCAAGTCTAGCAAGCCGTAAACGGCATCATCCAGAACGAAAACGGTGTTCTCTAACGTCTTGAACTTCAAAACCATTTTGTGCGAATCAATGCCGATAGCGTGCGAAACACCCAACACCGAACAAGTTTTAGTAATAGCTGAACCGATTTTGTTTGGTGTGAACACAATGTTGCACGAATCACCAATCTCAAGGCTCAACACTGAAGCTTGCTGCGCCGGTGACAAATCATTCAACATGATTTCAACCGATTCAAAACGGAACTCAGGGTTGTCATACTGATTCACCAACCATTGCGCCAGATTAGCAACATCAGCATCGTTATCCATCAACAAGTTTGTCTGCGACAAAGCACGCACACCATAAGCCGTTTGCGAATCACCATTCATAGTGGTTGCAGTACCACCATTCACACGCCCAACCGTCACCTGGTTGTAAAGCAGTTCCGAACCATACACAACATGCACAGCCGTATAAGGCACACCAGTACCATCATCAGCAAGAACAGTAATCGAACCCGTGGCAGGAACATGTGCGCGATCCAACCAAGTGGCATAACCATTCTTATCAATGAAGAACATGCCAGGTTCACTCTGCTCAATCAACCCAATGTAACCAGACACATCCTGATTAGGTTTAATCACATCGGCTTGCAACATTTGCTGACCAACATTGATGTTTCGTTGAGTAGCCGACCATTGAACATTTGAATCAGACAACACAGCGTTCACACGCGCACCCGACAACTGAGCCGTAGCAGTACCACCAGCCAACTGTTGCTGACTAAGTTTCAGAAACCCGTCATAAGCTGACGCGCTCGCCGTACTATTCCCATCCGGTGAATACTCCAAAGACCAGTCATCAGTTTGCCCAACAAACTGCAACGCACCATTCACACTCACACGAATGTCTTTACGAGGCACCACAGACCCATAGAACGGCGAAGAAGTATAAGTAGGGTCAAAGGAACGGTCACGGTTATTGAACCGCACATCAAGGTGACCAGCATTGAAGCGATCTAGTTCACGGTTACGGCCACGACTAATACCCACATCAGTGACATAAGAAGTCACGTCATACCAGGCACCACTATTCAACACATAAATAGTGTTATCCAAAACACCACGCACAGCATCATCAAGGGTAAAAAAGTCACCTGGTGCGGCTTCACCAAAACCAAGCTCAACTTTTATTGCTGGTTTACTCATGCCATAGCCCAAACAGCACCGTTAGTGCGTTCATACTTTTTAATTTCGGTAACAATCTTGCGCCCAATGTCGCCACCATCAGCACCCATACCAGCGTTTACCGTCACATTCACGTTAGTAACCCCACGGCTCGAACCACCTGCATAACCGCCACCAGCAACACCAATGTTCACGTCACCAGCATCCATCGAAGTAGCATCAGTGATCAAAGACATGGCATCTTCAACCAAACCAACACCAGCAGTCAAACCGTTAGCCAAACCTTGAGTAATGAACCCACCGATTTCATGGAACACACGCGAAGGTGATTTGATACCAAAAATGGCTTTCACCGAATCAATCAATGCATTGCCAAGTTTCGCAGCAACGTTTGCAATCAAAGTCGGTGCGTTATCCCATAGACCCTTCAACAAACCACCAAGCAACTGCGCGCCAGCATCAATAAGCTGAGGCAAAGCCTTAATCAAGGCCTTAGTAATCTCAGGAACAATCTTGATAACGGCTTCAATAATTTTTGGCAAAGCAGTAGTCACAGCATCAACCAAAGCCAGGAACAACTTCACACCAGCAGGAATCAATACTGGAATCAAAGCAACCAAAGTATCAATCAACTTCGGCAAAACCTTATCCGTGAGAGTGGAAAGCAAAGTAGGCAAAACTTTGATAAGTGCATCAACCAAACCAGTAAACAACTTGACCGCACCATCAATGAGCTGAGGCAACATAGTTAAAAGCGAATCAACCAACTGAGGCAACGCATCCAATAAAGCCACAATCACATCAGGAATAACCTTAGTCAAACCCTCAATCAAACCCGAAAACAAAGCCACAGCAGAATCAATCATGTCCGGCAAAGCCGTCATAATCGCATCAATAATCTTTGGAATAGCGTCAGCAATAGCCTTGATCAACTTAGGCAAAACTTTATCCATAGCCGTTAACAAAGACGTAAACAAACCAGTAGCAGTATCAATCAAAACAGGAATACCATCAACCAAAGCCTGAACCAAAGCAGGGATAGCATCAATCATTGCTGTTGATAAAGAAGTAATCAGTTGCGGGGCAATGTCAGCAATAGCCGTAAAAATCTTTTCACGCCCAGTAATAAAACCCTGAACCATTTGCTCAAGACCACCACCAGAAACAAAATCCTGAATAGCACCAGAAATGTTTCCGAAGAACGTGCCAATGTCGCTAGATCCACTCATAAGAGTAGAAATCAAACCACCCAGTTTGTCAGCGAACTTTTCAATGTAAGGCTGAACCTTAGTGAATAGATTTAGGAAGCCTTCAAGCAACGGGGTAATAATCGGCAATAAAGTTTCAGCCAAAACCTGTGCAATGTCCTCAAATGCACGCTTAGAACGGTCAATCATACCTGGAAGGCTATTGCCGTAAGCTTCAGCAGCTCCACCAAATTCTTTATTCAGCTCAGCCAAAATAACTTTTTGCGCGCCCATGGTGTCACCATTAGCGACCATAGACTTAATTTGCTCTTTTTGACCATCAGTGAACGAAACACCAACACGCGTCAAAGCAGAAATACCATTTACAGGGTCTTGAAGGGCTTTACCCAACTGCATAGCCGACCCAGAAGCATCGCCACCCATTTTGGCGGCCATGTCAGCAGTGACCTTAGTTGCTTGGTTGAAAATGTCATTACCAGCACCCACACCATTTTTGATGTTGCCAAACGTGAGCAAAAGTTTTTCAGACGAAACAATGCTGTCATCGGTCTGCCCAGAATACGCTTGAATAGAAGAAGCAAGGTTATTTAACCCGCCAACAGTAACATTTGCCGCATTGCCAGTTGATTTGATACCGGACTGGAGTTGAGCCGTACCAGCCGACGCATCCATGAGTTCACCAAAACCAGTTTTGACCGCGGCACCAATACCAGCCGCAATACCCAAACCAGCAAGGATGCCACCGATTTTGCCAGCAAACCCTTTGAACGATCCCTCAGCAGCAGCTAAATCAGAATCATCAATCTTGTACCCAATAGGGAAAATAATGCCAGCCATTAAGCGAACTCTCTCATCACGATTTTCGAAGTTTCCTCAATGCAATCCTGAATCTGCTGAATCACCTGGTCACGAGCTGATTCACCACCAGGGTAAACATAACGAGAAGCACTACGCATGGAATTAAGTTTACGAATCATTGCACGACCCGAAGCAGTATTGCCATCAGACTTACGACCAGCCATGTCCACAAGCGACATAGCAGCAGAGTTAGCGCGCACTGACAACAACGGGGTCACAGCTTGAGTTTTAGAACCACCAGATTTGAACAAAATACTTGTTGAATCCGGTGCTTTACCAACACCCCAACCTAAACGACCTTTATTGTTCATACCCGTCAAAGGTGAAACCTGCGGCAACTGCTGCTTAATAGCCAACTCAACAGGCTTAGCAATCGTTTTTAGATTACGAATAAACGATTTACGCAACTCTGGATCAATGGCTTTCAAACCCTTAACCAACTGGTTGATAGGCATAACGCCCTCATTGACAAGATAAAACTTATCAGGCATCATTAACCACCATTCTGCACGTTGTTGCGGTACTGCAAATACTTGCCCATAGTCCACAACATTCGTTCAGATTCCAAAAGCAAAAGGCTAGGTGCTATACCAGTTTCACAAGCCAGGCTTGCAATAAACCAATGCTGGCTAGTTTCACCTAGCCCTTTTATTTTGGGTTTTGATCTGGAACACCAGCTGAAGAAACAAGTTCAATCCAC